TGGGCTTACTCAATATGTTAGGCATCTAGATATAGCCAAGCATCGTAATGGTTCTGTTGGTCAGGCTGATTTAATCTTTACTCCTACCTACAGCATATTTACTGAGCGTGATACCGACGTGCCTATACTAGATGAGTATGTTAGAGATTTTTACATAGGAAAAACAAATGATCTCCCATTCTGATGGCTTATATACCGCGTAATCCAAAGAAAGAGCGCCCTAAGCAAGCTAGGAGGCGTGTGTTAGATAGTAGGTATAATGATAGACTATGGCGTAAGCTTAGGCTCATAGTTCTAGCAGAGTCACCACTATGTGCTCGATGTGAAATAATGGGTGTTGTGAAAGCTGCCACGGTTGTAGATCACATAGTACGCGCAAAGGATGGTGGTGATTTTTATGAGAGGCAAAACTTGCAATCGTTATGTACCAGCTGTCACGCGGTTAAATCTGGAAGAGAAGCGCACCTACCCCGGGGGGGTATCTGAAGTGTTGGAGAGCACCTGCGTACATCGCCACTCTAACTCTCCTCATACACGTGCAATACTCAAGGTAAAAAGGTAAAGCATAGGCTTCTAGAATGCAGTATTTGAAATATTAAGTCACAAAAATAGCTACAGTGAAACGTAGGAAATAAAAATAGGAGGTAAAAATGGCACACGCTGGAGGTAGACCTAGATTGCCAGAGTCTACAAAAAAATTGAAAGGAACTGCTCGGCCATCGAGGAGCAATCCACGCGCACCACAGGTTCCTAAAGGAATCCCAGATATACCTTTAAGGGTAAAGCAATCTGAAGTTGCAGCAGCATTTTGGACCAGGGTAACCAAGCATCTACACACGATGAAGGTGATCACAATTCAAGATGAAATCGCGCTGGAGCAAATGTGTTTAATCTATGCCGAAATGGTATCGCTGGAATCTGAATTATACAATGCCGATGGCCTTCGGGTGGCCACGTACAAATCGTATACAAAAAACGGTACTACCGAAAAAACAAAACCACAAGTTCAGCAAATTATGGAGCTCCGCCGCCAGTTCGCTGCCTTACTGCAGCAGTTTGGAATGACCCCCGCAACCAGAGATAAGGTGAATGCTGAGGTACCAGTGCAGACAGATTTATTTGAAAATGCACTTTCGGGAACCGCGCAAATTAGAAAGGTCTCATGATAAACGAAATTGACCCTCGCTCCTATGCCCGGCAAGTATTAGCTGGTAAAATTGTCACCGGTGAATTTATCCAGCTCGCAGTAGAGCGCGATGAAAAGGATCGCAAAAATGGTGCAGCACGCGGCTTGTATTTTGACCACGACGCCGGCATGCGTGCTATCCGGTTTTTCCATCAGTTCTTAAACCACTACGAAGGTGCATTTGCCGGCAAGCCTTTTGTGCTCGCTCCATGGCAGGCGTGGATTACCTATACTGTTTTTGGCTGGATGCGAGCTGATGGCACCCGCCGTTATCGTTATGCCTACATCGAGGTGGCCAAAAAAAATGGCAAAACCCCTTGGATGGCCGGGCACCTGTTATACCACCTCATGCTCATGACCGACAAGGAACCAGGGGCCCAGGTGTACGCAGCAGCGAGCACACAATCACAGGCTAATATTGCTTTTAAGCATGCCCGGATAATGGCAAAAAATTCTCCTGAAATTTTTAAACGGCTGCAAATTGAAACGCACAACGTCATGGACCTAAAAAGCAACTCGGTCATGCGTGCGCTTAGCTCAGAGTACACAGGTACTGAAGGTGTAAATGTGCACGCCGCTTTGGTTGATGAGTACCATGTTCATAAAACCGATGGGGTTTTTGAATCCTTGAAATCTGCTACAGTATCTAGGCGGCAACCGCTTATCTGGATAATTACCACCGCCGGGTTCAATAAAAATGGCCCGTGTTACGATTACAGAAAAATGGTTATTAACGTATTGCGTGGGGTATTAAATGATGATGCTGTATTTGGGGCCATCTACGCCATGGACGAAGATGCCGAATACGAGGATGAAGCAAACTGGATCAAAGCAAACCCTAACCTGGGGGTGAGTGTGCAGCTCGAAAGCATCCGCTCAGAGTTTACGAATGCAAAAAACCAGCCTACCAAACTGGTTAATTTCCTTACCAAAAACATGAATATGTGGGTGGACGCCGCCACAACTTGGATCAAGGATGCCAGCTGGATGGCCTGCGCTAAACCCTTTGAGCTTTCTGAATGTGAAGATATGGAGGCCTACGGCGGCTTAGACCTATCTGCAGTACGTGACTTCACCGCATTCACATTAGCGTGGCCATGGATTGAAGATGGTAACTACCGTTATCGCGCCAAAACCTGGTACTTTATACCTCAAGATACCATTCAAGAGCGTGTTCGTGAAACCGGTGTGCCGGTAGATGTATGGCTTCGCCTAGGCTTCGTGATCGCTACGCCGGGCAACGCAGTAGACTACGCGTATATAAAATTGCATGTAATACAAATGTGTAAGCTTAACAGTGTTAAGTCTGTTGCTTACGACCGTTGGAATAGCTCTGCTTTGGTAGCCGATTTAATAAGCGAGGGCGTGCCCATGGAAGAGTTCGGACAAGGGTTTGGCAGCATGAGCTCTCCAACCAAAGAGCTAGATAAGCTAGTGGCACGGCTTGAGCTGGAGCATTGTGGCGATCCGGTTACCAGGTGGATGATGAGTAACGTAATGATATCGACAAATCCGGCTGGAGACGTGAAGCCGGATAAACAAAAATCAGGCGACAAAATAGATGGTATTGTATCGCTCATCATGTCAATAGGTATTCATATGAAGGGCCGTGTTGATGCCGATGTGCCAGGGGAGTTTCAGGGATTCATTGATTTATCAAAAGCTTAGCGATGCCACTTACACCTGAAGAGCGAAAGCTCATTACTCAAGAAGGATTTGAAACCCGCGTACAGCAACTGGCTGCACAAATGCCGCTGGTGCAAGCTTATGAAATGGCTGAGCAAGAAGTAGCTACAGCAACTGGATTGCGCATGTACCCAACGGTGGAAGCTTATCGCAAGCGCCGCGATCGAAAAACTGCACGAAGAAATTCACTGGCTGCCTCCCGAAAACGCCAGTCTACTTATTTATCAAACCGAAAAAATAATTTGTAAAACAAAACAATCATGAGTAAAATAATTTACCATAAAAACTGTAGGCGGCATGAGGCTGTTTCAAAAGCAAAAAGAATGCTTACCAAAATAGAAAAGCAATTTGGTGAATATCAAGGAAGATTTTATTGCACCATTCAATTAACCGGAATTAGTGAACTTGATAGAAGCGATGTGCTTCAGCAGCTTGAGAAACATTTAATGGACTTGAAAAGAAATATCGAAAAACAATTTTTACAAAACGATAAAATTGTAGATGGTTGTTGGAATGATAATTACGAAGAAGGATATTATCTGCCACCACTAAAAGAAGATTTTAAAATTGCAGAAGCATTGAATGAGGTTCATTCATTCATTTGGAGTAACTATCCAGAAATCGAGGAGAAAAAATCAGAGCCATTTATTTTTACTTCTGAAAGTCCAGAGTTAAAATTTCAAGAAGCAAAAAGGTTTTTTAAAAACAATCCAGTAAACGGATTTTTACAGGAAACTTTCGGTGTTTTTGAAAATGGGGAAAGTAAAAAATTATACCCATTTACATTTTCGCCTAATGAATTGTCAAATGCTACGAGTGTGTATGTGCAGTACGTTTAGCCTTGCCGCTAACATATTTATATCAGAACCTTATTTCACTTAATAAAACAAAACAATCATGAGTACACAAAAAACTTTATTAGAAAATGACAGCCAGTTATCTTGTCCAGGTGCCGCTAACACCAGTGTTTCTGTTCCTGAGATTAGGGTCAGATTTTTCCCAAAAGATACAGACGAAACCTTTGATGGGACTGTTATTGACGAGAAAACAAACTACTATGTAGTAAGACCTGACCAAAATTTAATGTTAACCCAAAATTGGAATAAGAGACGTTGCAATGTAATTTGTTAACATTGATTCTAACAGCGCTCGGCTTAGCGAAGTGGCGGAACCAGATGCTAAATAGAATTACTAAACTTGAAAAATGCAAAAAATTGAAGTAAACGGAGAATTGCTTTTTGAATTGGAAAGCAAACAGGCTTGGGTAAATAGAGTTCCAAGAATATTACCTAATAAAACAAGAGGTGCTGAACAATGGATTTGGGTAGATAAAAATGGAAATATTTTTGAATGTGGTGCAGATTTTATGGCTGCCGAAAAATCAGAAACTTATCCTTGTAAAGTTTATCGTTTGCAAAATGTCGCTGGTGTGGTTTAGCGTAATTGCTAACATATTTCAACCCGCAATTGCGGTTATCCATTTCCTGAATAATTAATTAATTAATTAATTTAAAATAAGCAAGAGCCCTGATAACACAGGGCTTTTGTGCTTGTTATCCACCAAAAATAAAAAACGGACATTTGTCCACTTGTTTCGGTTTTTTATTACATTCTTTTACTCCCTACAAAGCTTAAGCCGTTAAAGCAGCTAAATGGGATTGAGAAAAAACATACAGGATTTAGCAGGTGAATTAATCCTGCGTGCAATCGAAAAACGATCTGGCACAGGTGCTGTAAGTAACCTCACTAGCCCAGCCGATTGGTTGATGAACCTAGGTGGCGGTGGGGTAAAAACATCTACCCCCGTTAATACACGTACCAGTCTCCAACTATCAGCTGTATACGGTGCCATCCGTAATATCAGTAGCGATATCGGTTCTCTACCAGTACATCTCATTAAAGAGTCTGGCTCACAACGCATCAAACTTTACGACCATCCGGCATACCTGCTATTGAGCGGTAAAACAAATGAGCTCATGCTCAGCCGTGATTTTCGCCGTATGATGCACGCGGTAAAATTGCTGCGTGGTAACAGCTATGCGGTAATAATACGCGACAATGCTTCACGGCCAATTGCGCTCATCCCTATCCATCCAGATAAGGTAACGGTAATGGTGAGCGCAACCTATAAAGTAATTTACCGCGTTTCCGGCGCTGGCCTAGTTGATCGTAACTACGACGCCATGGATATTTTGCATTTCAAAGATTTTAGTTTTGATGGCATAATTGGCATTAGCCCCGTTCAATACGGTGCGCACAGTTTCGGCATTAACCTGGCGGCTCAAGAGTTTGGCGATAACTACTTTGCCAACGGCGCCAATGGTGGTGTGGCCCTCAAGTTCCCGAATGCCCTCGATGATAAGCAGCTCAAAATTGTTAAGGACTCGTGGATCGAAACCGGAGCTGGTTTAAAAAACAGCCACACGGTGAAGATACTTCCAACCGGCGGCGACTTAGCCCGCCTAAGTGTTTCGCCCAGCGAGGCTCAAATGCTCGAAACCAGGGAATTTGGCGTTGAGGAAATAGCGCGTTGGTTTCGCATACCGCCGCACATGCTGCAGCAGTTAGGTCGCGCAACCCATTCTAATATTGAGCAGCAAGCTATTGAGTATACCCAGTACACCTTAGCCCCACACGTAGCTCAGGAAGAGGAGCAGTATCGCACCAAGCTGCTCACCGAGCAAGAAAAAGCCACTGGCAACTACAGCTTTAAGGTAAACATGGATGCGCTCCTACGTGGCGATATCCAGTCGCGCACCGAGGCATACAAGAACTTGTTTTCAGTAGGCGCAATATCGCCAAACGAAATTGCCGATCTCGAAGATATGAATGGCATGGATGGCGGTGATAAGCGCTATGTGCCATTAAATCATATCCCTGTGGATTTGGTAGAGAAGTATTTTGAGAACGGTCAAAAATTAAAGGAGGCTAGAAATGAATTCGAATAAAGACTACATCGATACGGCTGCTGGCCAAGAGCGTCGTTTTGTAGAGCACATTGTAACTCACGAAACCCGCGATGAGAATGGCGTGGAGCTGCATGAGATATCAGGCTATGCAGCCATGTTCAACAAAGAAACAAAAATTGGCAGCTGGATGCGTGAGGTTGTATTACCGGGCGCATTCGATGATGTAATGGCCGATGATGTGCGCTGCCTTTTTAATCACAACCCCGATTTAATTCTGGCGCGCAGCAATAACAGAGCAGGTACGCTCAAGCTCGAAGTAGATACCGTTGGCTTA